CCAGTACCTTGTAAACGGAAGTATACAACGCCAGTTGTACCACTTACAAATGCTGTGCCGTCTGCTGTACCGAATGCAGCAACAGTAAATGCATCTGGACCGTTTACATCTGAACCTGTACCGTCGCCGCCTGCTAGTGTTAACTGGGCACGGGCTGCTTTTAATTCAGCATTGGTCATGCTTGTCTTGCTTGCGCTAACAATAAGTTCGCGACCTACATCAGCTTGGCTAATGACCATTTTTTCGTAGTTTGTTGTGTTGTATGCGTTTGCTACACCTGCATTGGTGTAAGTTTGTGCTTGAATGCTTGCGTCTGCCATGATATGTTCTCCTAATCAATAAGTCCCGCTCAGGGACCGGCTATTTTAAAGTTCCCTATGAACTTTGTATAATTATTTAGTCTTTTTGAAACAAACCAGCATCAATCTGCTTTAAAAGGAGTCCAACGATCGCGTGGCACTAGTTTAACAGCATCTTTGGTACTCATGTATCCTTCACCACCTGCTTTGCCACCAGTGTGTGCAGTGATATCACCTGTGGCTTGATCAAGCTCTGCAATCACTTCGTCTTTGGCTTTCATCAGCTCGCGTACTAGGGTAAACATAGTGTCCATTACGCCGGCGTTAGCCTTGTTAATTTCAGTAATCTTAGCCTGTTTAGGTGGACTAACTTTACTGCCTTGCATCCACTGGAAAAATGTGCCTGTATCAATCTTATCAAGTGCTTTGGCTTTTGATTGATTGTTTACGAAGGTATAGATAATTGTTTTTAAGTCGCTCAGCCCAAGAACTGGTGCTAACAGACGATCAATAGCTGCTCCGCTTTGATTGACTAATTTTTCAATAACACCTAAGTTGTCTGCGTTGACCGCAGGTTGATGACTTACATACGTTTGTCCAAACACCACTAGAGCAGGAGTTGCATTTAATTGTTTAACATCAGTAAGATCATTGCCTGTCTTGTCGCCGAAGTAATCTAGTTGTTTGTGTGCTGCCACAGCAATTTTAGACTTGCCAATACGCTGTCCTATAGGACTAGTTGCACGTACTTCATAGGTAGTTTGATTAGGAGTGAACATGATCTTACCATTGCCACTTTCATAAGGCTTGCCTGGGTGAAATAGAATATCACCATAGATGTAACCGCGGAAGTCCTTAGGCGTAGCTGCTTCAAATACAGGCCACAACCCGGCCATATCACTGGCAAACTTCTCACGCCAGTCCTCACCTTTGCCGCGACTCATAATAAACTGTTTAAGTTCTTCAGGGCTAGAGCTTTTACCTTCTTCACGTCCCCAATTGTTCTTGCCCACCATGCGGAAGGTACCATCTTCATCTCGACCCCAATACACTGTAGGATTACCGTCCCACTTGATACTAACATCTCGGGCGTCTTGTGCCAGACTTTTTAATACTTCAACTGCTCGCTTTGCGCCGTTGGTTTCAGTGAACACTAGATCTTCTAAGTGATTGAACTCGCGCCCGACTTTCTTAGCAACAGGTGCTTCAGCTTCTCGTAAAAATTCATATGCTCTCATTTCTTTTTTGCCTTTCCAGCTTTCATATTTGCCAGCCAATGTGCCATGCGTTGTTTCTCGCCTGTTGAGTTCTTAGCTGTCTTGCGTAGACTGTTGACACTGGATTTGGTATTTACTCCGCTACGTTTGGCCAGACCTTTGCGTCCCGGTTTCTTACCATCAGCAAAGTTTTCACTCATGATTTCAGCTATTCGCATCAGCAGTTCCACTTACGCAATGCCAGGGCTTTACGTGTAGGATCGCCGTTGGGCTTTTTCATTGGGCCTTTATTGCCACCCATCCTAGCACAGAAACTCTTACGACGTTTAGCTGCCTTACTGCCTTTCTTTAACTTACTAGGCTTAGTAGTTACTGCTGTTTGTAGTTTGCTACCTGGATTTTCTCTACGGTATGATGCAACACCTTTGGCATTGAGGCCGCCGTTCTTGTTCTTACCAGACTTTTTGCGCCATGCTGCTGCTTCACTAACAATCTGCTGGTCAGTGTAGGAATCGTAAACATCTTCACTGAGGCCTGCTTCGTCAACGTACTGTTCAAACGCATCAAACAATGCTTCGACATCCACAGTATTATCCTCTAGGCTTTCCGGTACACAGTTGTTTACTCGTACTCCGCCTTTCAGTTTGGTCTTAGGATTGCCGATTTTTTTACCGTCCCAACATTTGGGATCTAATCGACGTTTTTCTTCTGTAAGTATTTCTGATATTCTCATGATATTCTATCTATAATTTGACGCATCCAGCTAGGGCTGTTAGGAGTGTAGTGCTCCAATGCTTCTTTCTGTGGGAGAGTAACTCCCTGTTGCCCCAATGTCTCGCGAGCTGCTGCAACCAGTTGCTCATAGTTAGGCAACTTTTTAATATAGTTTATGATAGTATCTACACTGCGAATGTCTTTGACATTGGCTGATAATCCCAACAACTGTTTTGTAATAGTAGTCCAGTCGTCGCCGTTTGGCAGTGGTTCACCGGACTCTGGATCAACTAATCCAAACTTAGGAGAATACTTCATGCCCCTAGCACGAGCAATGCTGCTCAATAATATATGACGATGCTCACCACGGTAAGCACCTTGACCGCCAATCATGCTGCCCTGTTGGAACTTTGGATTAGTGGTAAACATAAAGTCGGACTGTACAAATCCGTTGGCAGCATCACCTTTGATTGGCGTTTTAATATGCACACTGTCGCCTGACTTTTTAACACTATCTTTGCCGAATTTTGTAACCATATTGGTAAAGAACTCGTCTTTACCGACTTCATTGGCATCAACGGAAAGGTCCAAGTCGCCTGAACTGTTTAGTTCAAATGTCCCGTCGACATCTTCTTTACGTCCTGTGGTGCCTAACCATTTTACTGGCTTTTGGTCTTCTCCCTTTTCTGCTGTAAAGTCTAAGCCAGTGGCTTTTTCGATCCAATCAATAGTAGCTGGCACATCGGCTGTGGCGATACGCTGTGTTAGGGATTGTTTATTGGCATCTTTAAATACATTGCCACCTTCAAATAAATTACTCATCTGTATTTGATTCCAAATTCTTTTTAGTTTTACGTGACTCTGATATTTTGCGGATTCCGCGAGTAAACTTTGCAGTATCTTGTCCACGTATAGCATTAATGAAACGACGCGCTAACTCATCTGCTTGTTCAGCAGTATAATTTTTTTGTAGACTTTCTAACAGATTAATTGCTGAATTAATAATATTAGTGGCTCGACTTTCAATAACAGCATCCTTGTTACGGACTTCCGCTATTTCGTTTAATTCCTGCAGGATTGATCTTGTTTGTAGTTTCATAATATATTTGTCTATCTTGTATTTAACTCAATTTAAATCTTATTGTAATTTAAAAAATTGGTAAAGTCAATGCTCTAAAAATGTGCGGTTGCAATATAATTATAATCTCTTTATACTAAATACTCAGTAGAAACCATAATAGTGTTTTTACTGAGATTCATTTACACAGAGGAAATAAAATGTTTAAAAAAATGTTGGCATGCATCACAAGTGCATTTAAACAAAAAACATATCAATCGGAACTAGAAAGGTATGTAATCAGCAAACAGCCTGCAGATGTTGCAGACGTTGAAAGATATGTCAGAGAATATGACAAAAGTTTTTTTGGGAGATCATACCATGGCTACCGTTAAACGCTTTTTTATTAGATTATTAGACCGCCTAGAAGCAGCTGGAGAAGTTCGTGCCCAACGCTACTTAAGAAACGGAGGCTACTTATGAAAACTTTAGTAAACACTATTGCCAAAATGTTTTCAACTAAGGCTACTAATTTAGAGTACTTGCGTTGGGCAAAATCTGAATACAAAAAAGATTGGCAACACGCATACCATATGTTAGTACAGGGCAAACAGCCCTACACAGGAGTTTAAAATGTTTAACACAATTATAGAGTTTTTTGAAGCACTAGGTAGAGCAAGAGCAGCTGCCACACTGGCTAGGTTGGGACATCATGAACTAGCAAAACAACTTATGTTGAGATAACATGTCTCACGTAGTTTATAGATTACTACCAGCAGACTACGGCAGATATCGCGATCACCTGTTGACCTTAGACGCAGACAGTCGCTACTTGAGATTTGGATGTCATATGAAGGACGAGATTATCAACTCGTTATGCGACGGTTTTAGTACCAATTACACACAGCATAAAATCTTTGTGATAGAAGATGTAGACCTTAATGTAATTGCTGCTGCACATATTAGCACTGTTGATGATCCTATTGAAATAGCGCTCAGTGTGTTGAAAGCGCATCAACAGCAAGGAATGGGATCTACACTTATGAGGCGCTGTATAGAGTGGTGTCAGAATAGAGGCATTGAACACGGTAGTATGGTTTGCTTGGCTTCTAACACTGCTGTTCGCAAGTTGGCAAAACGTCACGGTGTACTAATAGTTGAAGATGGCGAAGCATTAGCCGAAATCAAAATACCTGTGCTTAATTCTGTCAGCGTGTTCAACGAAACTGTGGATACAGGGTTGTCACATCTAGATCATATGAGCAAATTGCAGATGAAATTTGCCAATACACTCGCAAATATATTGCATTTTAAATAAAAAAGATATATAATAGTACATAGGCAGCAATAATGCAGCTTATGTAAGACATACACACACAAGGAGATTATTATGTCACAATTCGAAACGCCAAAACTACCAGAAGTAAAATTCAACAAGAACGGATACGAAATCCGCACAGACATCCTAGAAATGGCGAAAAGTTTAGTGCAAGACGACTTCCGTGCCAAGTTCACAGGGTGGGAAATCACTGCCGTTCGTGACGAGAAGACTGGTCAAATCGTTAATACAGTTAGCATGCCTGCGTTCCCAGGACTTGACAAAGTGCTAGAGACAGCTGAAAAAATGTATGCATTTGTTAACGGCGCAGTTAAGAAATAATTTTATTATTGCTCGAAAGGGTTGAAGAAATATATACGAGCATAGCTCAATACATATAGTAGAAGTAGAAAAAGCACCTTCGGGTGCTTTTTCACGACCTGTAATCCTTAAAGAACATTGGAGCTATGCCCCGACAATAGAATCCTACAGCATCTTGCTATTTACACAAAAAGATTGTATAATAACAGTATGACAAACAAATTAAACTTTGCACTAAGTTGGATGGGATGCTTTTTTGTAGCCAGTGGAGCACTGACTACTAGCCTTCGCATTGATCCCTTAAACATCTACCTTCTAAACTTTGGAGCACTATTCTACTTAATTTGGAGTATCCGAGTAAAGGAGAGAAGTCTAATTGTAACCAACGGGGTGTTACTGGCTCTATACATTATAGGAATTTTTTACCAATGAACAAATTAATTTTAACTGACGCTGACGGTGTGATCTTAGATTGGCAATGGGCATTTTCTGTTTGGATGCGCGAGCAAGGTTATACTATGGCAGAAGGCACTAAAAATAGCTATCATCTGCATCATCACTATAATGAGCTCGAAGAAAAGGATGCAAAAACTGTAGTGAAACAGTTTAATGAAAGTGCTGCTATTGGATTCTTACCTGCACTGCGAGACAGTGCGCACTATGTAAAAAGACTGCATGAAGAACACGGATATCAGTTTCGTGTTATTACCAGTTTGAGTTTAGATAAAAACGCTGGCCGATTGCGTGAAATGAATCTGCGCAAACTGTTTGGCAATGCTATCGAAAATGTCATTTGTTTGGCAACTGGAGCAGACAAAGATGAAGCCTTGGCTCCGTACCGAGACAGTGGTATGTGGTGGGTTGAGGACAAGTTAGAAAATGCGGATACCGGACACAAGTTAGGGTTGAACAGCATCTTAGTTGAGCACGGTCACAACATGCATCACCAATGCGAATATCCTATTGTTAAGAATTGGCGAGAAATTTATCAGCTAGTTACTGCTGATTGAATTTACCTAGACATTGCTGAATAGCATCTATAGTTTTGTTGCTGATCACTATCTCGTAGTGATTAAGTTCTAGTTCAACTAGGTCCATTCCTGGGAGTGCTCTCATACTTGAATGAGTCACTACTCCGTCGTTGGGCTCGTGCATCCAAGGACTATCTCCTGCAACAGTTACTAGGTTAGTCCAATTAGGAGGGACAGGCATTGAACGGATTAAACGCATAGGCTCGCTATTAGGCCCTATGTCTCTCATAAGCCTACTAAAAGGTAAAAAATATTTGGCATAGTCGGCGGCCTTGCTTCCGCCGTAGGGTGTGCTTAGTGTAACTGCACCGACAACTTTATCAGAGAGATAATTTGCTAGGTGTAGAGCATAAATGCCACCGAGACTGTGTGCTATGAAAAATATCTTGTCAATATTTTCAATCTGCTTGATCATAGACGATAAGTTAAAAGAAAATCCGTCTGAACTAGAATAATCTATTACTAGGTCTTGATGTTTGATATGTTCCCTTATATGTGTGAAGCTTTCTGATGTTGCACTTGCTCCGTGAATATAAACGATAACCATAAGTATCCAAAAAAAAGTGCTCACTTTAAGATATCATTCCGGAGCACGACTTCCTTAATATCTAGCCCAGCAGCCGGGCAACCCAAAAGCAACGCAAGCGTTCCTAAGGTAGGGTATTCTATTTTATAATAACAGTGGTGTTT